CAAGTTTTTGCTTTAGTCGGACCGGTGCCAGGATAGATGCTGAGGTGATACGTTGGATGCGCCTGCCGCCAACGGAGGAAAACCAGATTGTGTCCAAGTCGAACACCGTGGAGGAATGACTGTGCGGATATTAAAGCCCGGCGACCCCTGCCCCTGCTGCGGACAGCCCATCAAGGAGGAGCTGTCCATGGAAACCATGATGCTGCTCAGTTGGCTCCAGGCCGGAGTCGAACTGAAAAAGGCGCTGAAAGGAGTAGACCATGAAACGGCTGACGACTGATACCCCGGATGGGAATTTTGAAACCATGCTCAACTTCGTGTTCGGCAAGGATGGCTGGGCACATATTCGGCATGACGGTGAGGAGGGGAGCGTCCCCCTCACGCAATGGGCCAAGGCCCAGTGCATCCTTCACGGGTTCGGCGAGTTTTCCGCCGAAACACCCCAGGAGATCGACGAGGAGATCAGCGACTGCATGATGGATTTCCCGGACTGCCCCATTGCGCTGGCTTACTGCTTCGCCTCCCAGGCCGTCCATCTGCGAAGCAGACTGAAATCATATGAGGACATCCTCTTTGCCGAGGATGGAACGGAGCGGCTGACCTTAGAGGATCTTCAACAGCTGAAAAAATCGGAGGAGGCTGCTACATGAGCAAACCATTGACCTATCACACGCCTAGCGGTGAATGGGGAATTGAGGGGGTGGACCTGTCCACCCTCCCGCCGCAGGTGTATGGAGCATTGGCAAAGCTGATGCGCCTGGAGCATCCCCTCTGCGGTAACCGGGCCGACCAACTTCGGCTGGCCAGCGAGGAGGAGATGGCGGAGCTGCTGGGGCGCGGTCCCTGTCCGAGCGAGGACGGCCAGTGCCTGGAAGACTACGACTGCAAGGCTTGCTGGCTCAACTGGCTTTATGAACCGGTCAAATGAGGTGACGGTATATGGAGACAATCAACTGCAACAATGTTTTACTGGTCCGGGTGCCCCATACGGAGGAGATGGACTTTCGGGAACTTCGGGATTACATCGTAAAATCGCTGGAGATGGGCGTGCTGGTCTTATGGGATGACACCACCTGCGAGGTGCTGAAGCTCCCTTCGTTGGGTGCTGTGGAAGTGATTACAGGAGAACCTCCGCCTACTCCTCCTCCGGAGCCAGAGGCAGAAGAACCGTCCGAAGGTGCTGAAAAGCGGGCAATCCTTCAGCGGCTGAAAGACTACCGGGCGACCAACGGCCTAGGCTCTCTGGAAAAGGTGTCAGCGAAAACCGCTCACAATAAGAACCAGCGGATATCATCAAACGATTTACGGTCTATCCTAGCGGATGGTATCCCAATGCACATAGAGGAGTGGCGGAAAATCGCTCGGGCGCTGGACAAGCTGGAGCAGGAAGTTTCCCATGCTGAAAGTCATCATGGAGATTGACGCCCCTCCCGGTCAGGCCATCGGGATCAAAGAGGCTCTGGCTATGTGGGTGGAGCGATACGGCGATACCAAAATTGTTTCTATAGATGAAACACAACCAGAGCAGATGAAAATTCAAGGTTAAAGGACGAAGGCCATGAGGGCTACGGTCTGCAAATAGCAGGAGGCAGGCCTCATGGCGAAGTTTAAGAAGATCATCGTTGCCGGGCCGCTGGTGGTAGAGTGTGTCTACCCCGCGCCCAACCCCAGGGACAGCGCCGGGGTCCGGGCCGGCAAGAGGGCTCTATCATCAGAGGCCCAGCGGCGGATGAATCTCAAATATGCCTATCAGTCGCTGGAACTGCTGGTCGCTGCCAACTTCGGCATCCGGGATCTGTACGCGACCCTCACCTATGACGATGCCCACCTGCCCCGGAGCCGGGCGGAGGCCCGGAAGATCATGCAGGCATTTTGGAAACGGCTGCGGAAAGCCAGAAAGGAAAAGGGCCAGGAACTTCGCTACATCTATGTCACCGAGCACAAGCACGGGGACGGCCGCTGGCATCATCACGTTCTGATCAACGCCACCGGCGAGGACTACGACCTGATCCGCCGGCTGTGGGGCCAGGGCGGTGTGGACTTCAAGCAGCTGCGCATTGACCGGGACAAGAACTTTGAGACACTGGCTCGCTACCTGTGCAAGGAGCAGCGGGACAAGGTGGGCCAGCGGCTGTGGTCAGGCTCCCGGAACCTGCTCAAGCCGGAAAGGGAGTGCTTCCGGGTGCCCAACGACACCCAACTGACGGTCCCTCGAAACGCGCCGATTACATTTGAGAACGACACCAGGGAAACGATCTATGGTCAGTTCCAATTCATCAAGTATCTGGCCGCAGGGTGGGAGACCACAGCCGGGCCAAGGCCCAGGGCCAAACGCAGGCACAGGCGGGTGGGCGCATGACCTTTTTAATATTTTTTCAGCCTTGAGGAGTATATTAACTTATGGGAAAGGGAGTGAAAAGCCTTGCAAGGTGAGCCAAAGCATGGTAAAATGTTGACAGTGAGAGGCAGGTGGCTGGAATGTCCGACCTGTCACCGCAACCGGCAGATGATGCAGATCCTTCCCAGCACCGAAGGGCACAACATCGTGGCGTTCTGCCGGGTCTGCAAGACCGAACACATCGTGGATATCGTGAAGGGCGAATGCTTTGAGAGCTACGGCCAATGACTGGCGCAGAGATGCGCAGTTGTTGGCCGTAGCTTTTTCTTTGCCCGACGACCGTGGAGGTGATAGCCCATGGCGAGCAAACCGCTGAGGCCCTGCCGGCATCCTGGCTGTCCGGAACTGACCCGGGACGGCTGGTGCCCAGCCCATAAGCCCAAGCAGGCAGCCCGGCGGGAGTCGGCCCAGTGGCACAGCTGGTACAGCCTGCCGGTCTGGACGAAACGGCTCCGGCCGCAGCAGCTGCTGCGGGAGCCCTTCTGCCGGGAGTGCGCCCGGCGGGGCATCCGCACCAAGGCCACCGACGTGGACCACGTTCGGGACCATAAGGGTGACTGGGCTAGATTCACCGACCTGGGCAACCTGGAGAGCTTGTGCCATTCCTGCCACAGCAAGAAAACCATGCGGGAACAGTGGCAAAACAGACAAAAAATTGCGCACCCCAGATGACCAAAGGCCCGGGACGCTCGGGCGTCCCTGCGCGCGACAGGAACCAGGCGCGTGCGCAGGGCAAGGCTACGCCTTGCGGACCCCTCCCCCCGGTCAAACAAATCCGGGGCGGGATGGGTAAGACCGCATGGCCCCATCCGCGGGAGAAATTTTCCCCACGAGGAGGTTATGGCGATGGCGGGGAGACGACAGCCCACCGACGTGGTGGTGGGCAATGGGAAAAAGCATCTGACCCGGGCCGAGGAGGACGCCCGGCGGGACCGGGAGGTCCACGTCCCGCCTCCGGAGCAGGCCCTCCCGCCCAGGTGGCTGCCCAAACGGCTCCACGGGGAGTTCCGGGAGATCGGCGGCGTTCTGCTGGGGGCCGGGCTGTTCTCGGAGCTGGACCGGGATGTGCTGGGGCAGTATTTCCTGGCCCGGGACCGTTGGCTGAAGGCGGACAAGCTGGCGGCGGCCGCGATCCGGGACAAGGACGAGAAGCTGGCCCGGGAGTGGACCGGGGTGCAGAGTGCCTACTTCCGCCAGGCCCGGCAGTGCGCCGAGTCCATGGGGCTGTCAGTGTCCTCCCGGTGCCGGCTGGTGCTGCCCCCGGCAGTGGCCAACGCCGCCGCGGACGCCGGCGGGGAGGACGAGTTCTCCAAGCTGCTGTATCTGCGCCAGGCGAAGGCCGCGGGGGGGGTAGGCGGTGGACGAGGCGCTGTTTGAGCAGAAAAATGGGCAGTTCGTCTGCGACTTCGTGGAGCGCCTGCCCACCACAGACACAGGAAAACCCTTCCAGCTCTACGACTGGCAGCGGTCCGCCCTGATGGAGTTCTACGGGACCATGGACCGGGACGCGGGGGAGCTGCTGCGCAGGTACTGGTATCTCTATCTGGAGATCCCCAAGAAAAACGGGAAGAGCGAGCTGGCGGCGGCTCTGGGCCTCTACCACCTGTTCGGCGACGGGGAGATGAACGCGGAGGTCTACATCTGCGCGGCGGACAAGGAGAACGCCGGCATCGTGTACCGGGCGGCGGTGTTCATGGTGGAGAGCGCCCCCTGGACGGC